CTTGGGAAATAGATGTTAGTAGCTGCCAGCAAAGCCGCTTCAATCGCAGCCGTGTCATTAGTCACGCCATCGCCTGTTGCACCAAAGTCCTTGACGCTAACAACATCGCGCATTTTGCTTTCAGCAGTGCGGGAAACAGCGCCCGTTCCAGCTTGCAGGAAACCGACAAGAGCTGCGCCGTCAGAATCAGCCGCAGCCACCTTCGTAAGCGCCTGCGCATCAACTGCCTGCTTTGTGCGCAAGGCCGTCATTACATTGACGTTATCAGCCCCGGCCTCTGCCTCCGCCTGCGAAGCGTAGGGCCGCTCATTATCAACCAGATCGGACGGCGCTACCTGATAAACGCCATCTAGGTTGTCGATAATCAGCGCGGCGGCAGGATTGATAGTGCCGGGATTGATCGGGAGATCGCGCGGAAGAATAGGTGTTGCCATTATGCGACTGCCTTGATTATTTTATTGAGAATAAGAGTGGGCTGGACGTTGGCATGAGATTGCCCGCCGCCTGTATTTGCTGCCGTGACGCTTATGGTGTGGCTGTGCGCGCCTGCGGTTCCTGTTGACCCAGTATCAGAACCATCTACGCCCCTAACGCCAATTTCTCCGCCAACTGCACCGCCAGTTATAGTGTGCGCATGATCGCCCGCGCTATTGGTCGAACCCGTCACCGCATGGGTGTGCGAAGGCATTTGCGCTTCGGTCAAGGTAACCGTTTCAGCGCCGCCCGCAGCCCCAAGCGTTTGGCTATTGGGGGTTGTTAAACGACCGGCAAAACCAGACTGGTTTATATCCCTGCCAGCAGTTACCCGCCCGCGCGCATCAGGAATGTTGAATGTCGTTCCATTGGGTGCGCCGTATGTCGTGCCGATTGCTGCAAACAGGTCTGCATATTCGGTGCGGCTTAACGCTTGGCCTGCACAGAACAGCCAGCCAGTCGGGGCGGTCGAGCCTGCATAATCAACAACAGAGCCGACCGGAACACCGCCAGATGTGTTTATCTGGCCAACTGTGGCAAGGTCTGTGTCTTCAATGCCGGGGGCAAAGTTGACCGCGCGAAACCCGCCGCCTTGCAAGTTATTGCGCATTCCGCCCTGCCCGTCACGACTAAGCGAATTCGTCAGAGAGGTTGCAATATCCTGCATTGCGGGATTGTGCTGCGAAGGCTGGATAACGTCGCCAGAGGCGACAAGTGTGCCGCTCGGCAAGCTGTATGCCCCGTCTGTTGCTCTAGGCATGGTTAATATCCTTGACTTGCATGGGGATTAAGGCGCAAACAGTTGCATTCATGGAAGATTGGCAACGATACATCGGGATGGCCATCGGCGTTGCGCTTGCGCCGTGGCTTGGGAAATATGCAGTCTGGCCGTATGTCATGGCTTGGCGGGGGCTTAAGAGGCTATTCATTCGGCACCCCCAATGCGATTGCGCCACCCGCGCCAATGCGGCCACCATAGTTCCCGAAACGGCTGATTGCCCCCCGTTGCGCCACGTTGGCAGCAAGAAGCTCGGCAACTAGATCAGGGTTTGCATTTTGGGTTAGCAGGCGAACTATTTCATTCGCTACGTCTTCACGACGCCCTGCAAAGCCAAGTTTGCCAGTATCCGTAAGCATCCGTGCGATTGAACGGACGGGCGCGCCTGTCAGTGCTGTATCAACAGCACCGTTAAGCATTTGCTCGGACATGCCTCCCTGCATGGCCTCGTCTGCTGCCAGACGTGAGGCCGTTTGCGAGCCGCCCATAACCTCTTGCGCCGTGCGCGCCATTTCATCTTCCAGAGCCTTTTGACGGGCAAAGCCTTCAACGCCTTCAGGGAAGGTTATAGTAAGGCGCTCGCGAGCTTGTGGCGTCCCGTAGAGCGTCTGGAATGGATTGCGGGTGTCTGCTGTGCGGGAAACGGTATCAGCCAAGGACACACGCTGGCCAAGCCGATAAAGCTCTTGTTGTTCAGGCGTCATGCGCCCGAATTGGTCGGCAACATCACGCGGCAACATGCGCAAGGATGACTGGCCTTGCTGCATGGCTTCCTTGGCAGATGCAGGCCCTGCCCAAGCAGCGCGAGCGGCGGCATAGTCAGGATAAAGAGCATCGACTTCGCCAACATATCGCTGACGCAAATTGCTGGTTGCCCGACCGAGTGCGTCAAGTTCCAATTGGCCAGTTACCGGATTGCGGGATGGCTCAAGAACGTCATCAAAGCCGCGTTTGACATAATCGAGCGTCTGGAAATTCGGCGTTGCCGTGAATATCGGATTTCCAGCTTCATCAATCCCGACATTCATCACGCCTGGCGCAACCTGATCCGCGTCCGCAATTTGCGCGGCGCGGCGCATCGCTTCCATGCCGGGGCCGGTGTTCAGCATTTCTTCCAATGCTGGCGACATACGCGGCTCTTGTGAGCGCAGCGAAGCGTAAAGCGGGTCTGCCTTAGCTTTCGCTTCTTCCATAAGCATTTCAGCAATGCGGTTTGGATTGGAAACCGGCCCGAAATTGCTTTCAATGGCTGACATGGCGCGCTCGCCTTGTGCGGCTTGGCGCTCGCCTATAAAATCAGAAACCTGGTTGCGTGTATCACCCGACGACCGGCGGAATGAAGCCCCAGCAAGCGACCTCAACTGCGGATTCGTATCCGCCAGCGTCATCGGTAGATTAAGATCACCTCCTTCCGCTAGAGCCGCTGCCACAGGGTCGATATTCTCTGGCAGATTGCGCGCAACAATCGCCCGCGCTGCAACATCAGGACTTGCTGCAATGTTTCCAGTGCGGCCCGCTGCCGAACGTGCGCCCGCGCCCAATGCACGGCCCGCCACATTACCGCCCGCCGCATACATCGCGCCGGTTAGCGGATCGCCTTCCGTGGTCGCGCCATAGGTTGCGCCATAGCCTACATCGGTTGCAATCTGGCGTAGTGCGGGATTGTTCAGGATTTGCGCCGTGCGGCCTGTAGCGTTTTGGATAACAGGCTTAAGCACTGTGTTGCCAGCAAGGCCGAATAGCGTTGCGCCAGTGACCGCGCCGCCTACATCGCCAGCAAAAGCACTGCCGGGATTGATGGCCCGCAATGCGTCGATTTCTTCACCCGCCACCAAAGACGGAAGGCCCATGCCCGCTGCATTGAAATAGGTTGCGGCTGCCGTCCCTACCCGCGTCTGCGGGGCATTGTTAAGGGCCTGCGCTGTTCCCGACATGGTAACTTCGATATCGTCAACGTCAACGCGGAAATTGGTCTTTCCGGTCTTTCGATAATAGTCCTTGGCCCGTTGCAATCCCGAAAGACCGCCTGCATTAATACCTAGGCCAGACAGATAAGCGTTTATTTCCTCATCGGGGCGACCGGCTATAATCATGCCTTTTACGGCTTCATTTACACCCTTCCATTGCGGGTTGTTTTCGGTGCGCGATTTGCTGCCATAAGGCACAAAACCACCAGCGGGGCTTTCGTTGCCGCCATCTGGGAAAAGAACATCATTCTGGCGCGATTTGTTAGGCTGGCCACTTGCTACAGCCTGTCGTTCAGCAACAATCGCCTCAACGCGCTTTTGCGTTTCAGGCGGTGCGGTTTCCTTCATCTGCTCCAATTGGCGCAGATAATAGGCTTCGGCGCGGTCAAGGCCCTTTAGAAACTGGTCAACAGACTGGTCAGGCGACAGGTTCGCAATCGAACCCGCCATGCGCTCGGCTTCTTTTTCGGTGTTGGCAAGCTGCGATACACCGCCCTGATTAACTTGCGCCAATCGGGTGATTTGCTGCTGGATAAGGTCGCCCTGCAAATTCTGTAAAGCGCCTTCGACGTTGCGGCGATTTTGGCCAAGAAATAAACCAATTATGGGCGCATCAGCAACTCGACCTGCCATATTACCTACAGCAAGGTTTTTGTCTGCCATCCCCCGCAGATCGTCGATATTTTGCAGGATAGTCGCAATCTGGTCAGCGCGTTGCGGATCTTGCGGCATTTGCCCAGAGGCTTTGCGCGCAGCCGCTTGCGCTGCGGCAGCGTCAGCCTCCGCTTTGGCGATAACCGATCCTTGGATGGCCGATGCGGTGGAAGCATCAATACGCGCCTTTTCCGCATCAGCCGCCGCCTTGGCAGGATCATATTCGGATGCTGCCGCCTGATTGGCGGATTTGGTCTGCGCAGATGAATCAACAGCCTTCGGAATAAACGTGCCACCTTGCGGCGCGCCTACACGCACCCAAGGCTGACCGGGGCCGCTACGCTGATATGTCGCGCCGTTATATTGTTTGGTTTCCATATCAGTATCTCTTGCGCGAGCCGCTTACGTCAGGGGCCTTGCCCCAGCCCGGAAACGTCACATGAATTGCATTGCCATTGGACGGGATAGCCTTCGCGCCCGGATATTGACGCTTCACCATTTCTATGGCCTGCGCCTTCGTCATTCCTTTCGGGACAGCGAAATCAAGCGCATCACCCCGCGTGTGGGCGCTGTTGCGAGTAGTCGTGAGGCCCTGCGCCCTAAGCGCGTCCTGATGCGCCTGCGTCCTGAAGCCGCTTGTCGGCTTGAAACCGGCTTTCGACAGGTTAGGAATGGGGTTGAAGCCCATATCAAAAGCCACCCGGCTGTGGTGCAGCCGGACCTCCATCGCCAAAGTCAAAATCAGGGGGCAGAGTATCCGGCAACTGCGCAGGCTGCATTGCATCGCGTAGGCCAGAGCGCGGGCCGATATACGTCCCGCTCGGCATGGGAACGACTATTTCAGGGTCTGCCATTGCATTAACCCGCTTGGCGTAAATCTCACGGCCTTGCGGGCTTGCAGGGTCGATACCTGCATTCACCATCATTCGGGTGAAGGCGTCGTCACTTTGCCCTTCATAAAGTTTCTTTGTCGCCCCTGTTACGGGGTTAAACTCTATGAAGTCATTGCCGACCTTTTGCCGCACTGGCTGGCGCTGTTCATAAAAATTTTGCGCCATGCTCTTTACGGTCGGGTCAAGATAAGGGTCGGTCAGGGCTGCCAAGATAGTAGCGTCAACACCGCCCCCCGATGCGGAGGACGATGAAACACCGGGGGGCGGGCTGACAGATGGCGAACCGTCAACGGGAACGGTCCAACCGCCTGCCATATCAACAGGCGCGGATGCAGTGCTGCCGCCGCCAAACAGTGATTCAGCAATTTGCCGTGATGCCGCTGCATTGGCGTCCTGCGCCTTGTTTGCCTTGCGTTCACGCAATGCCCCCGTCACGTTGCCAGCAACGCGCGCCAAGCCCTGCCACGGGCTTTGAATGGGGCTGTAGTCTGGCTGCATCAGGCTTGCGGCAATTTGGCGTTCGCGGGAAATATCCTGCGGTGTCATGCGGCGACCGCCTTGCCCCCACAGGAACACTTCTGCCGGTTTGGTCGGCAACTGGCTCATTGCACCGCCTCCCCGTAATTAACGTGGAGAATGCCGCCGATCTCAACAACCGCTTCAGGGTTGGTTTCCTGAACGTCCTGCGCCATCAATCCGATTTGGACAGGCCCGCCGCTCTTGTAACGGAACGAATAAACAGGAAGCCCGTTGTCCAACGTGCCAACGCGCTGAATATCCTCTTTAACGCGCATATCCGAAGTCATAATGGCCGCGCTGCCGACATTGCCCGCCAAGCCGAACAGACCACCCATCATGGCGTTAGATTGCGCAAGTTTTGCCTGATATTGCTGATTGACAAGTCCGGTATAGTCAACGCCCGCCACACTCGATTGTGGAGTTGGGCCGGACATTTGCGCAGGGTTGGAAACTTGGCTGCCCGAAAGCAGCGCGGTGATTTCGTTAATCGGCTGATTGCGCATCGCCATCGCTTCGCCAAATGCCTGCCCACGCCCTTGTAGCATGAGTTGATTCATCTGGTCGGTATTTGCATTGGTCATGCGCGACATTTCGGCTTCCCATGCTTGGGTGCCGGGGCGCAATCCTGCATTTACCAGCCTTGAGCGAAGGGCCTCCTCTTGCCGCGACTGTTCGGGACGTATCCGCGACATGCCCAAATCATAGGCCCAGTCGGCGGCGTCCTGATTATTGAACTCAAACGGATCGTTAAGATATTGCCCCAGCTTGGCAGATTGTTCTTGCGCAATGCCTGCAATGTTGGATTCAGCCGCTTGGCTCTTGTCGAAAATCGCCTGCTGTTCAGGTGTGAATGTCGTGGTCTGGGTGAACTGCGGAATGGTTACAGTCTTGCCAGTGCTATCGACAAACGAAGTTGAGCCGTTGGGCGAATAGGTGACATTGCCCCAAGGATTAACTTGGGAAGTCATATTGATAAGGTTTTGCGAGACGGCGGTGTCTCGGTTCATCCCGCCTTGTGCGGCGGCTGTCGCTGCGGGATCGGGAGCCTTTGGCGTTTTGATCTGACTTACTCCGGTTTCGGAGTGCCTGAAGTCAGTTCAGCGGCACCAAATTTCCGTAATAGTAACAGAACTAATCAAACTTTTCAAGCGTCCAATCGCTTTTTAATATGCCGATAATCAAACCATCCCGCCCATAGCCGAAATGATTGCGCATCCTGCCTTCAATCTGCCCGCCTAGCCGACAAGCATAGCCTGCAACTTCTTCGCTTTCAGTCGTTGCAGTCATTCTGATGCAGCCAAGTGTTTGAAATACATATCTGCCAACAGCCTTAGCGAAGCCATACGCCCAGCCAGTGCCTGCTATGCTTACCGCTACGTCCGGCCCCTCGAAATTGTTGAACAACACCGCTGCAATTATCTTGCCTTCGCGTTCAATGCCCATTGTCGTGAACGGAGGGCAAAAAGCATGGCCTAGTTTTTCTGATATGAAGGCGGCGCACCGCTCATCTGATACTATAGGCATGACCTAGCTTATAACGTCAGCCGTATCGAATACCATATCAAAACGGATTAGTTCATCGTCTAGAGGCTGTGGCGAACCGCTGGTTACTTGATAAACCAAACTCACAGCATATCCCGTTCCACCAATCGAGCGCCAATTGTCGTTAATTACCTGTGGCAGCCCTGATGACCATGCAGACGTTCCCCAAACGCCCGCGTCCCACACTGAACTTGATAGCAATTCGGTCGCATCGGGAACGGGGGGCAATGTCACGTTGAAGTCGCCGCGCCAATTGACTTGACCGCTGACAATTGCAGTCGCCCTAGTCACAGCCCGTCCGACCTTGCCTATCTTGATGGACGCAGGCGTTCCTAGATCATCAAACAGCGGCATGACTGCGCCTGTATAGGGTTCGCCATCATCAAGGCCCGTTTCAAGCCCGACAAATACCTTGCCTGCCGGTTCCCCAAAAAACAAACGCCCCTCAAATACGTCCATGCACAGCCCCTGCCAGTTGGTGAAGCGCGACCATGAGCCTGTCTCGGTGTTGGCGATAAACATGACGGGAGACGAATTGCCAGAAATGTCCGGGGGCGCAAACAAGGCCAGTTTCTGTTCTGGCCATAGTTCGGCCTGCCAATCGCTTAAGCCCCTCTGGTCAACAGCATCGGCCCATGCGTCGGTTATGCGGTTCGATATCGCCGCAACAGACAATGCGGTCAAATCAAGTTCAACAGCCTTTGAAAGCGGAATAAGGCCAATGCTTGTGGCAATCGCCAAGTCACCGCCGCCGCGAATAAATGCCCTGTTACCCAGAGGCTTGCCAATGCGATATGTGCCGACCTTCGCCCAGCTATTCGTATCGCCGGGATAAAGGCCCTGATAAACAGCAACTTCACCTTCGGACGAAACAAATACATTTTGCTCGTTAAGGCCGCCTGCGCCTTCATTCGATAGCGACCAGGCGTTTCCAAACAGCAAAGTTCCGCCAAGCCCGAACACACCAGAAAGCGGAAACTCATTCGCAGTTCCGGCAATGGAGTCCACATCAAGATACCATGCCGTCATGGTGTCGGTCTGCGCAAAATACAGCCGGTTTTTATACACCCAGACAAAGGACATATCAGCACTGGTTATGCCTGCGTCGAAGGCGACGCCGGGAACGGCAATGGCGGATGCACCATTGGCCAAAGCAGAGCCGCCAAGGCCATCCGTAATGGTTTCGTTATTCTGGAACGGCCCGCCAACCAGATTGGTCAATATGAGCGTTCCGGTGGCTCCGTTGTCGATGACTTTCCAGATCGTAGCGGTCGCAAGGGAAGTCCCACCAGTAAGCGTCTGTCCTGCCGTAAATGACGCCGTTTCGGTGTCATAATCCAGCGTATAAGAGCCGCCTTCGACATAAGGGTAAAACTGGTCGCCATCGTAGATAAAGCCAGTGTCTTGCCCGTTTACGCCGACAAGATACACCCCGCCCGTTGTCGCAAACTGCGCAACAACCCAATTGCCGCCAGTGTTGCCGGTCAATACGTCCAAGAACTCGGTCGATGACCAGCCAAACCAATCGCCACTTGTGGTAACTATCCGCGCGCCATTCTCATCAACAATCTCGGCGTCTTCGGCAAATTCAACATCGGTTATGTCGTAAATCGTGGTTTCGGTCGCTCCGAACAGCTTTTTGACCGTTGCGGTATTGTAGCTGAACAGTGACTTTGCATCTTCGCTGCCATCGCCCAAAGTGCAATAGCGCAACTTACCCCTGCGAAGGGTAACACTGGTCGAACGGGGTATGTAGTTGTCAAGAACTTCAGCCCCCGGCGGCCCGTCCATTTCATTTGGGAGAGCAAGAGCGCGGTTCTTAATCCAACCCCCAATAGGGGCCGGAAACGTCTTTAGCTGCGATATGCGCTGCTTGGGCCTGTTAACCGTTCTGGCATACATCATGCAGGCCCAAGGCTGTAAGGATAAGCTATGCCAAAGCCGCGCGGGCGAAGGCGTCCAGAGCGTTGAATGCGCGACCCGGCATCCTTGGCGGCATACTCGCTTATCGCCTTCATAAAGGCTTCCTGATCCCCGCTAAAGTCGAGTTTTTTCATTTCACGCCAGCGCCAAATAAGGCCAAGCGTCAACAGCCGTTCGTTCAGGATGAAAAGGTCTGTGTCCTGCGTAAATTCAGACTTGCGCGCCGATGTGGCACTGTCCACCCCATAGCATTTGCAGATGTAGGGGAAAAACGCATCGTTCTGCGGCGCAGGCACAAAGCGCATCTTGCCGCCGTAAATAATCCACCCGCCCGGATAGGGCTGAAAGCCGTAGATTTCCCGATACAGAAAATCATTGATGTTGGTTATATGCTGATAGCCCCAAGCCCACGTTACCGCGTCCTGCACGTCAGCATCCAATAACTGTCTGTCATAGTCGGCAGGCAGATCAAATTCGGTTGTCGTGCCGTCACCGGCTATCGTGTGAACCTTGGTCAGTTCCTGCCAGTCGTGCGAGGCGCAAACATCCTTTGCAACCTCATTCACCAGATCGGTTATTTCCAATTCAAAGGTATTGGACGCCCCAAAAAAGCTGGCGGGCCGATAGCCCACCAACCTGATTGCTGCGGATTGCATGGCGTCCAAAATTGCCATTAGACGCCCAATTCCGAAGCCATGCTTTCAAGCGTCGAGCGCGAAGGATTGCCGCGCGGTTTGCTGCCAGCCTTTACGGCAATGGATTCCTTCAATTCTTCATCGCTCATATTTTCATAACCAGAAGGCAATTCAGGAACGCTTTCGGGAACCTTCGTCGAAAGTTCCGCAAGCTGCTTTTTCAGGGCTTCGATTTCAGCCGCCTGGCTGATACCCGATGCCCGCGCCTCCATGTAACGCTTGGCCATTGGCTTTAATTCATTGCCATGCAGGCCAAGACGCTTGACGGCAGGCCCCTCCAGACCATGCAAGCCTTCAATGCTGTAGATGTTCAGCGCGCGGCAAAGTGACAATTGCGCATCGGTGATGCCGTAAGGCTTCAATTCTTCCAGCGGAGTGCCTTCGGTCTGCTGAACCGCACCGCTTAAAAACTGCTGATATTGATCCTTGAAACGCTCGGCCCAAGTGATAACCCGATTGCCCACTTTGCGATACATCGCATCAGCAGGAAAGACAGGCTTGTATTGCGGGTTCGCTGCAAAGCGCACCTCGACAACTTCCATCATCTGCCGAACCTCGCGGCCCTGCGATTCTGATTTCGCCACATCCAAAACATTCTCATAGCGGAAATACGGCGTTGCAGTGTGGAAGTAATTTTCTCCCGGAATCCGCATTTGTTCGCGCGGGATTTCAACAATATCCATTTATCGTCTCCTTGATATGGAAAAGGGGAGAGCCGAAGCCCTCCCCACCCCCATTAAAGAGCGCCTTTGCGCGCCCAGAAATAAGCATCATCAGCCACGCCGCCGACAGGAGCATAAAAGCCCCCAGCGCCAGCGGCAGCCGTGAATGCAGGCTCGGTGATAGTCACCTGTGTGCCGGGTGCAACAGCGGCGGCAATAGTTGCCGAAGCCTGACACAACACATATTCATGACCATCAGAGCCGGTTTCGCGAGTGCCAAGTTTCGGGCTGATCGGGCCAACCAACTCACCATTGAGAGCAATGGTGGGAAGGGTAAACCAAACGCCAGTCTGTGCAATCGTATCTTCCAGAGCGGGGCCAAGTTGCGGAGTAGTGCGAAAAACCATATCAATATCTCCTTATGCGGGCGGGTCGGCCTTGAGACGCCACGAGAAGCGCGGATTCTCAAGAACAAGTTCGCCGTTCCAGACAAGATACTGCGCAACAGCATCCTGATTGATGGGCATTGCACCTTCGCCGGGGAACAGCGGAACCATGTTGCGTTGACCGTGATAGTAAACGCTCAAGGATTCGCTATCAATGCCGTAGATGGTGTTTTCCGGCATAACCGAACCAACGCCAGTGGCGCAGAACAGTTCCAGATTGCCAACAGGCGTTGCAACCTCAAGCGCACGGAAGCCAATAGTGGCACCGCCGCCGTCAGCCTTTACGATGCGCTGGTGAGCAACCATGCCCGCCGAAACGGCCTGCCATGCCTTCAGGTCGGCAACGCCAATATCAGCGCGGCGCGAACCTTTAGAGCGCTGGCCAACAATCCGCTCAAGGATCGGACGAGCGGTCGTGCTGTCAAAGCCGGTGCCAATGTCCGTAAAGTCGGTGTTGGCGTCGAATACGCTCGGCTGCCAGATCGAATAGGTTGCACGGTCAATGCCACCATAAACGCCCGAAGTCGGGATAAGCGGCAATGCGCCACCCAGACCAATCATTTCGCGGCCAGCGTCGGCAGCGCCGTCACCATGCAGCGAAACTTCCCAAACATCCTTCATGGAGTTTTCAGCGTTACGCATGTAACGGTCCATGAGGTTGTAAATGCGGGTGCGGCCTTCGTTCGCCAGCAATTCAGTGCCGGTCAGCGAAAAGCCGACAGCAAGGTTCTTTGGCGTGAAAACGGCGTCATTGATGATTTCTTTCGGCTCGTTATTAAGCTTGTCATAGCCGGTAAACCACTGGCCATCGAGCTTGTCGATTTCGAGAGAAACGCGAATTTCCGGGCCGGTATACTCACGGAAAAGACCCTTTTCCTTAAGAATAGCCGAAACCGGGTTACTGTTAAAAACCAAGTCCTGAATTTCGCGAGTGCGGTAAGCCATCGCGGTTGACAGGAGCTGGCGATAATTGCGGTCGGTAGTGACTGCCATTGCTCAATTCCTTTTCAAAGCCCTAGCTCTGAAAATGCAGCGTCTAGGGCCTCATTGCGGGAAAGGCGTCCGGTTCGTCTGGATTGGGTATCAACACCTGACAAGGGCGCGCCTTTGACTGATTTGGTGCCGTTCAAGTCAACAACAGGACGGGCAGTGTCAGGCACGGCGTATGCTTGATTGGCTGACATGGAAGACGGGTTAATCCGTTCAGCCATATCGTAAGCCGCTGCAAGCCGGTCAGCCGGTGTCAAGCTCGGAGGTATCTTACCAGATTGCAGGAAGAATGCAATATCATCCTGCAATTCATAGTAACGCGGATGTTGCGCGGCAAATGGCTCAATAATGCTCTTTGCTGCCATTTCAGCTTTTATGCCGGATAGTTCAGCGCGCAGCGTCTCAACTTCGTGATTTGTTTGCGGCTGCTGCGGCGCAGGGCGGGCGACAAGCTGGTTATAGCCTTGCGGGCCTTGCTCGGAAATAAAGGTTGCCAGTTCATAAAGCGATACAGGCTGACCATCTGCTTTGCGTGGCCCGATTTCCATCAATATCTTGTTGAGGCCCGCAATAGGGTTTGCCTGTATTACGTCCTCAATCTCTTTCATCTTGGCCAGACTTTCGCGCAAGTCGCGGCCATTGGATCGCGCGAGTTCGTCATATTCCTGCAATTCGGAATAGCGCGTTGTCCGTTCAGCCAGTTGCGCAACTTCGACCTCATGCTCTTTGACGAGCCGGTCAACTTCAGCCTGGACGGCGCGCGGTGTGTTTTTCCAAAGTTCTTTGGCTTGCGGCAGAAACTTCTTCGGGGCCTCGGCGCGCTGTTCAGCTTCCTTGGACTCCGGTTTTTCCTCGGCTTTGGGTTCTGCCTTGGGTTCGGCCTTCACATCTGCCTTCGGTTCCGGCTTTGCCTCCGACTCCGGTGTTTCACCTTTTGTTTCTTCCTTGGCGGGTTCTTTGGCCTCAATATCAGCCTCGGCGCGCTTCAAGGCGTCCATGCGGCTAGTCTTAGGCTCTTCCACCGGCTCCTTGTGCTGCGCCTGTGCGGGGTCGGTTGGCGCGCCTGCGTCAATCTGCGTTGACACTTCCGGCATTTGCGGTTCGGCAATCTGTGTGCTGTCCATCGTCATCTCCTAAAGTCCAAATTCCTGCATTGCCCGCTCGATTGCTTGGGCGGCTTTCGCGTCGTCGCGTTCTGGCGGTTTGAAGTCTGTGCAAATCGACGTATCATCGCCGATGCACTCATATTTGACGCCTTGCGGGTTATCGGAATAAGACCGATAGAGCGCCGAAATGCTGTCGTAGATTTTGCCGTCCGCTTGGCTTTGCACAGGGTCTATCGAGTCCCGCTTAATCATCGGGAAATTGACCTCTTTGCGTGGCTTCACATCAAGCCGCCGATGGTATTGACGGCCATCATCAAAGATAAACCAGCCAAAGCCATCAGGCTCACCCGTAAAGGATGATTTTGTCGGCTCGATGCGAAGTAAATTAGCCATTAGGCTTTCAGCGCCGCAATGATTGCGTTGACCTTCACTTTGAGAGCGTTGGCCAAGGCTTGCGTTGTTGCCGGATCGCTACCATCGGCAGTTGATACCGATGTAAGGGCTGCGATTTCAGCCTTTTCAGCAACCGCGCCATCAATCTGGTTTGCGGTTTCTTTTGCCAGTTCGGTTGGCATTGAAAGTTCAGTTAATCGTCGTGCATTTGCCATTTAATTTCTCCTGTCTGCCCTCGCTTACCCGCCATCGGGTAACTGTTATCCAACCCTCATCTTGATAAGGGGGAATGTCCCTGAAATATCGGTTAGACCTGACGCATTGGCAGGCATCCCGCTTGCGAAGGTCTGCGTCTGGCGCTTGTGAACATAGGTTGCGTTCAGAGTGGCGCTGACGAGCATGGGCATCAATGCTCCGACCGCAACGCCCCTGTAGGTCTGGGTCGAACTGCTATGAATAGCCAGCCAGTAAGTTGTCCCTGCTGTCATGGTCAAAGGCGTTATCGTGGCGCTTTTGAGGCCGTTTGTGGAGCAATCCAGAACAGAAGCCCCGTCGCGCAGTAATGCCCCCGGAACGCCTGCATTGCCGGCATATACAGCTAGTCTGGCCTGCGCCGCAGCGATGAAGGTTGACACCTCAATATCGAGCCGATCAATCGTAACGTCTTGCGCCGGAATAAACGGAATATAATCCAGTCTGTTTGCCGCCGCTGCAATTGTAGTGAGGGCAAGCGCGGTTAGCTGGAATGTCAAAAACTGACCAGCAGCTATATTCGGCTGTGTTGCGTGGACGCCTTTCGCCGCAGCACCACCACCCGAGCCGACATTGGCCTTTCCGTCTAGCGCTGTTTGCAAGCCAGCAACATTGGCAATGGTGTGTGAATGGGAAAGCGCAGCATAGCTGCCAGAAGGCTGCTTGCCGTCCAGAGCCGCCTGAAGGCCAGTTACGCCAGCAATGTCGTGGCCGTGGACGTGCGGGCACTTATCAGCCAGATTGGCAGCTAGGTCGGCTTGTGCAGATATGTCACCAGCAATGCCGCCCCATGATGCAGAGCCACCAGATGCTGAGGGATTATAGAGCGGCATCACCAACCCATCTGGCTAATGCGAAATACAACACTCGCGGCAAATGCGAGTGTTGCGATTATGCCTGTTAGGATGCCTAGGAAAAGCGTCACGCCGTCCGCCTTCCGCAGAGCATGAACCCTTTCTTTGCTCCAGCAGAGGTTGCCGTGTAATTCAAAACCGGACCAGTCGGGCCAAAGCTACTCAATGCCGCTGAAATAGCATTTGTGGAAGAAGACGAGGCCCCAAGAAGAGCAACATTCGACACAATACTGGCCGTATCACTAATGGCGGCAGCGTCGGCAATTCGCGTAGATGCGGCCCAACTTTCATTTGCTGCGGCACCTATCGAAAATCCGCTTGCGTCATTTGTTGCAGACAAACTGCCCGTTGTCGTGAGTGCCGTCACTACGTTGAACATGAATTGCGGCTGAAAGTTTGGCGTAGAATATGTCTGCGCGCCAGTTGACGTTGGAGTATCAAAGCCAAAAAGCGAAAGGCTTGTGCTTGGAAGCCGCAGGGCCAAATAGGCAAAATCAGTAGAAACACTGCCACCTGTAGTGACAAGATCGAAGCCGCTTGAATTGAAGTTTTGGATAACCCCGGTTGAGTTTATTCCAGTAGTGCTGTTTGTTTGGGTGAAAACCTTGTCAGTCTGGATAATCTGCGCAATATCGCTTGTGCCCAAGCCGTTTCGCTCATGGAAGGCAACGCAATGCTGCGCGCCATTTGATAAGGCCACCCCAAAACTATAGCGTATTAGAGCGGATGCGGTTGTTCCTTGAACCCCACCAGCAGTCATCAAAAACAATAAATCTGGCTGGAAACCACAGTCTGTACGGGAATACGTTCCGGCAGTGGAAAGATTGACGTCACCCGTTACCTTTGCCTGAACACCAGAACCGGCAAACATTATTGCAATGCAGCGATAGTCAGCAGAAAAGGCGGTTGTCCTGTTCAATCTTATGCCGTTCGTGATTGCAGAAACAGTAGCTACACCCAAAGCCGCACCAGCCCCATCGATTGGGCGAGCAACAGAAGTTGTGGAATTGAGCGAGGCGTTATCGCCTACGTCAAGATTATCTTGCGACATCCAAGAAACCACATTGCTGCTCGTAAAATCAGAAATGCCGATGCTCATAATTGCATTTGGCGTCTCCGAAGGGTCACTTGCCGCAGTGTGGCTTGTCACAATAATGATGCAGGCCGCAGGAGTGAGACCGCCAAGGCTGGCCGTGACGTCAAGATTGCCGGTGCCGGTGCCGATGTCAAAATCCTGCACATACATTGGCGGGGTGCCGCCCGTGATTAAATCTGGCGCTGGGGACACAAGACCATCCCTGCGCCTGTTAATCGCCCTTCCCTGATTGAAGGTCATCAGGGGCATTTTAAGTGTATTCCGTCACCAGAGCAGCGCCAGTGCCATCAACAGCCCAAATGCCGGTGATTGCACCCGTAAAGCCGTATGGCACCTCGTAGTAACCAATCGCCGTTGCTGTCGCGCCGCTGATAGCCACCGTGAAATCCGTTGCAGAAGCCGTGCCACCACCCAATTTCAGATAAAGAATGTTGGCGTCAGTGTTGCTGACGGATAGGCCCTTGCGATTGGCATTTGCCGCCTTGATTGTGGTAGAAACCGCCGCGCTTGCAACACTTGTTACAGTCGCTGTGGATGATGTTTCTTCAGTGACGGGTATCGGCTCTGACGCCGCATTCGTCACAATAACTGCCGCACCGATACTCATTCTTCAATCTCCATTCCGTCCGCCATTTCACGCTCGCGGAACTCGTCATCCCGCGCTCTATTTTCGACCTGCATAACCCTGTCGATTTGCTGGTTTTGGGTGCTTTCTGCCGCCCGATATTCTTCCAAGTCCTGCTTACGCACATCAAGGCAAGCGGCAAGAACTGCACAAACTGCCCGCCATTCGCCATCATCGCAGCGGACGGGACAGGGATAAACATTGTGCTATCATTTTCAGCCATCGCCGTTTCGATAGCCGTGCCTACGTCACCCCCGGCAGGAATAAGCCCGCGCAATTTGACCTGTTCCAGCAAGTCGTAAATTTTGATGGTGGCGCGGTTGATCTGTTCCAGATGCGGCTCATAGCGCAGCCAGTCGGGAACGGGTATCAATGTGCGGCGGCGCAGCGTTCCATAAGCGGGACGCGGGCAAGGGAAAAACCCTTCAAGCTTCAGATGCGGCGCGTCCTCGTCAAGAAACTCCTCAACGCCTTCTGTCACCCAATAAACACGGTTGTCAGCCTTGTGCCATACCTCCCACACACCAGCCTTTAACGTGCCGTCATTCTCGCCATTGTCGCGGCTGTCCTGCCGCAACCGATAATCGGCGTCCTGATAGGCATTGCCGCTTGTCTTGCGAAACCGCTCTGACATTTCCTTACGGGTGAGCCATGCACGACGAGCAACCCAGCCCACCTCGCACCATTTGCGGGCAGGCTCATGGGCAAAATCATCGCGGTCTAGATGCTCAATGCATACCTTAGGCCCACTTTCATAAGAAAGCCATGCAACGCCGCGATTGCACAATGCCAGATCATCGCGGATACCAAGCATCACTTGGTCTATATCGGAACGGTCAAACTCGCTGTTTACAACCCGCTCGATGACTTCAGATGCCGTCTTGTCAACGGCATTGGCATCCGAGAATTTTGGCTTTGAAACTACACGCGGCGGCTTGGCGTAAATCGCAGGCTTGAGTATTTCCATGCTCGACCAAAAAAGGTCGTATTCATTGTCCGAAAGCTCAAGCGTCGTAGCGCCAATGACAACGCGCGCTGAATACAGGTCGTCAACCTGTTTGCACTGCTGGTTGTAATTGGCAAACGTCTTTTGCGCCTGCGCAACTGCCGTCAAAATGTCTTTTGCTCTAGGCATATGCTCTCCGGCGGAGGGTCTGAATAGGCGGCGCAATAATGTCGCCAACGGTCACATCTGTTCGGGCTTCAGGCTTTGGCTTTGCGCCAAGCTCCATCCGATCAATAAGCTGGCCAGCAAGGCCCAAAGCGTCGGCTTGGTCATCATGGACGCCCACAGGAAACGCCATCAGTTCGGATACAAGATCAGACACCAAATGCGCGCCACGCGGCACATGAAGTCCAGACAACGCCATGCGGCCACGTATGGACTGCGCCCTAACCGCTTTGTCGCCGCGTGTCGGGAATTGCTCGCGGGCAACGTAAGAACCTGTCTCAATCATGCGCTTGACCAGAAACGGCCCAACGCCGGATTTAATCTGTCCGGTTTCTTCCGCCCACCCTATCGGCTTCCACTTGCGGACAAGATCGCAGAAAGCGTCAACCCAAACGTCAGAGCTAGCTTGAGCGCGCCACATGTCTAAAAGATAAGTGCGGCCTTCGCTGTCAAGCCCGACAACAACATGAACGGTATAGTCACCACCATTTGCCGTTACCGCATAGTCCGATGCGCCGTAGATCGAGAGGCCATCAGGTATATGGTCAACAGGGGCAATCCATTCGCGTTTGAAATAGTCACCAGTTTCGGGGCTGGGGCGCTGCTGGTAAAGTGCAGACCAATCACGCGGCGGCAACGCCCGCTTAATGCGCTCCAAAGCGTCAATGTCATATTGTTCTGGCCAAAGCGCCTCGCCTTCATCGCTAATCGCAGGAAGGTTAAGGACCGTCCAATCTTCGTGGGCATGTTCAGATAAAAGCCATCCAGCCAGATCATCTTCATGCCAGCGGGTTTGAATAATGACTATCCGCCCACCCGGCATCAGGCGTGTGTAGGCGGTCGAAGTATACCAATCGCGCGTTTTCTTGCGGATGACTTCTGAATCCGCTTCTTCCCTGTTCTTTACCGGATCATCGATCAGCAGCAGATGCGCGCCGCGTCCTGTTAATGGCCCGCCAACACCAACAGCATAAAATGCCCCGCGCTGTGTCGTTTGATGCTCGTATCCGCCCAGTGAGCCTTCAATGTGGAAGCGCTTGGCGCTCTTACTATCATCAGCCAAACCAACGCCGGGAAACACGGCCTTAAAGGCTTCGTCCTCAATCTGGTTTTTAACTTTGCGCCCAAAGTCGTCGGCCAGTTCCTGCGCATAAGTGGCGGTCACTACATAATGGTCAGGATTACGGCCCATATACCATGCCGGGAAGAACTCCGAAGCCAGCATGGATTTACCGTGACGCGGCGGCATGGTTATCATCAGGCGCTTAATCTCGCCGCGCTCTACAGCTTCCAAATGGCGAGCAATCAATCGGTGATGCGGCGCGTCTTGGTAGGAAGGCCATTGATAGGCAGCATAAGCAATCAAGCGGGAAA